CCACCAGTAGCAGGAGGAGGTGTCTCAGAAGGGGCAGTCATCTTCTCCCACTTACCTGTTTTCTCATTATACTTCTCAGTCCAGTAGAATTGCTTAGGCACAACACCACCTAACCCATCAGAAACCATTCTTGTTTCTTTCCTGTCTTCAAACCTATTAGCCTGTTTGAACTTAGCCTCGTCAAGCGTCATCTGCTGGGTTTCCATCTGGTTAGCTGCCGCTTGCAACTTCAAGGCTTGATCCCCCATGCCCGGTTGTTGTGATACAATCTCAGCCATCTTACGCAAACGCTCAGCCTGTGTCATGTTAGGGTCTTGCCCCACTTGTTGCATCACGTCTTGCATAACCATTGCTTCACGTTCGCCCGGAGCCATGCCACCCATCATACGACCAGCCAAGTTACCAACCGCTACGCCAGCATTCCCACCCATTGAAGCTACTTGTTGAAGTAACCCTTGGCTCCCCATCTGAGCAGGAGAAACCATCATACTGTTAAATTGCTCCTGCCGTATTTGAGCGGGAGTCTTTCCAAATAAACTTAAAATTTCACTAGCCATTATCTATTCCTCTGTTAAGGGTTAACCAAGTGAGTACTTATTCGACGCTGGTTTGTTCTGCCACATAGTAGCACCACCCTTGTTATAAGTAAGCCCCGTCCCGACATTAGGTATCATCCCACTTTGGTTGTTCCCCTGTATCCCTTGACCAAAGCCTTGGAGCATCCTACCAAAGTTCACATCACCAGCTAAGTTATACTCACTAGCAGCTCTTTGACCATCTAACAGTAAATTACCAGCCTGAGCGCCAGCCTGAGCAGAGGCTTTACCGTAGTTAGCACCTATGTCCATTGTATTGATACCCAGTTGTTCAATACCCTGTCCAAAGTTAAACAACCCTTGACCACGGGCGATGTCTTGGTCTAATATTGCCCTTGCTCTATCACTTGACAATGCACTTAACTGAGCATCCTCTTGAGCACGAGCTAAGTCACGTTGGTATTGCTCAGGGTTAACATACCCCGTACCAGCCCCAGCACCCATAGCTGCCCCTGACAAACCTAGACCAATACGACCCCTGTTTAGCTGTTGCTGTCGAAGGGCTATGTCTTCTGCACCACGACCACCAGCCATCAAGCCTTGTTGTTGGTTATAATAATCTTGAGCGTTCTGAGTGGTGTCTAGGTTAATCCCCGCTAACTGCTCATCGCTTAACCCGTACAGTTGATCCCGTCGAGCTTGCATCTCAGGGGTTAACTCATAGGTAGCTGTCTTATTCTTAGTATCAAAGATAGCCCTAGCATTACCTGTTGTAACACCATAAGGATCAAACTTTGCCATATCAGCAGCCCTAGCAGCCGCAGCAGATATGTCCCCACCACCACTCTTAGCGCCGAAGCCCCCTAATAAACCACCGCCTACTTGGGCAATAGCTCCTATTGTTGCCGCATCCATACTTATTCTCCTTTAGGCGCAATAGGCCCATATCGACCATCAACCAACTCTTGGAAGATGATGCGCCCATGTTCTTCTACATCATTAGAGGAGGCAGTGAATGGAAGTTGTTCATCTCCGAACACGTCAAGAGTGATGATACAGTTAATTTGTTCGTCATTAACCCAGACAGGGTTTTTTAGTGAAGTAATGTTTGCCATATTAACCTTTAAGCAATTCTAAGAAAAAGAGTAGCTGAATTCCCTGATTGACCCGTTGGTGGTCGTCCCCACCCCATAGCTTTCCACGTTCCTGATATCAAAAGATACCCTGCAGGAGGGCCTCCGGCTTGGACTGCTAACCCAGCCTCATGGACACCTGCCCAAGATAAGGCAGAACCCGCTACGTTAATATTGACTACCGGCCCGAGATCAGCAGTGTTACTTAGCTTCAGAAAAGCATAAGTCCCTATTTGTCCGGCTTCACTACCAGCGATTGCGGCATTGACATCAGCGGTTGATATACTAGCGCTTCCTGATATATCAATATTCCAAGTACCTGAAGCACCAACACCTGTCCTAGAGGGCACATCTAAACTTGTTTGTGTTGCTGACCTAGCAGAAGCATCTATCGCAAGTTGTGTTAACCCTGATACTGTCCCACCTGTAATGTCTACAGCATCTTTATCTTGTGTCCCAAGAGTTCCTACAGTAGTCCCCGCTGGAATAGCATCAATGGCATTCTTAACAAACAGGGTACTAGCTAGTTGTGTAGTCTCTGTTCCCAAAGGAGCCGTAGGTGCTTTAGGTGCGCCAGTAAAGACAGGGCTTTCTAAGTCAGCCTTACCGTTAATTGATGTTTGAATAGCGTCAAACTCGAAGTTAATCTCCGCACCCTTAACAATCTTGTTTGGGTCACCTGTGGTTAAACCATCCTTAACCGCAAAGTTTGTAACCTTTAAATAATTTGCCATTAACTTATCCTTCCTGTTTTAGCAAACATGTCAATCTTTTGTACTGACAGTTCATTACCATTTACTTCAGCCTCAAAGCCGATTTGAACTACGTTACCACTACCGCCAGCACTGCTCTTAACTGCTTCGAGAACAACACCAAATGTGTACTCAGCAATGTTATACTCAGCAAGTCCATACTCAAAAACCTCTCCAGTCACAATAGTGAAGGGGTAAGAACGAGGGCTATCTTGGTAATCAAAGCTGGTCTTGATAACAAAGGTTTGGTTAGTACCCCCGATAACCGTAGCGTTAATCTGCTTCAGCATCTTATTGGTAGTAGGCATCCCTAAGTCCAAATAGTGAGAGGCATATTTAAGCTGATAGGCTGAACCGTTATCTGTGTATGTGTTATAAACACCGATACCATCAGGCTTACCCATTAACAACTCACGACCACGGGTGCGGGTAAAGGCTCTTGCCTCATACTCTTTCCAAGTAGTAACACGAGCAGCCCCTGTCTCTAAAGGCTTACGCATATCTAGGCAATATACCTTTTCTATAGAAGGCAAGGAGAGCAGGTAGAAAGCATTTAGCTCAGAGTACACTGACTTTACATTTCGTAGGTCAGAAGCGCTATCTCTAATCAATGTGTTAAAGCGTTCTATCGTTATATCAGCCAACAAGTCATCACGGACATTAGCTGTTAGGTCGCGTAGTGGTACAGATTTCTCTTGAATCAAGCGACCCAAAGAACGAATACCCGTATCAGAGAGGAAGATCAAGTCATTGCCTGTACCCTGCACACTATCACGAGCAACGCAACCAACTCCTGCGATAACATCCTGAAGCGAGAAGTCCCCTAGTGGGTTCTCTGGGCCTCTGTAGATAACAATGTTACGCTCACAGAAGATAACCAAGAAGCCATTGTAAGAGCCTAGGGCAACGATAGTGTCTACGTTGTTAGGTAGGACAGCGGATATGTTTAAAAAGCCGCTAGTGCCTCCTGCAAAGGCTGGGAAAGCTGAGTCTGCTATGTCCGTTGACCAGTAGACAAAGGAACCATCATGTACCCAGAACCGACCGTAGGCAGCGAGTACGTCCCTTGGGTGACTAGTACCGAAAGACTGAGTAACCCCTGTGAGATCATTAAGAGTCTGCGTCACTGGTAACTCATTCTCACAGTAGACGATAGGAGCTTGTCCCTCTTGAACAATTAGAGCGTGGTCATAAAGAGAAGCACCCTTCCAGTTATTCTTTGTAATCGTGTAACCAGCGGGTGTTATCTCTACAAAGTTGTCCACATTAGAACCGTTGAGGAGCAACTTACTATTACCACCAGAGATAGTAACAGCAGTGTTATCACCGTTAATATGCTCCATCAAGAACTCTACGGGGTTGCCTGCAAGCTGAGTATCACCGTCTAGTGTACGCATCTGCCAACCCTTACGAGAACCCAACCGACCATATTTATCAATGACCACGTTGTTAGTTTCTTGCGCGTAGTTAGGAGATAAGGTGATACCACTCTCTTGGGTGTTTAAACCGAAGAAGCCGGGAGAGACTACTGAGAGTGTTTGTAATTGTTTCATACGCTATACCAAATAGTATCCTCTGGGTGACGAGCAGCATCCATTGCAATCTCATCTGCCAATGCCGACTGAGCAGCACCATAGGCGTTAATACTCTGTTGACCACCGTCTTCACCACGTTCCTCAATCGCCATCGCCGTAGCAAACAGGATGATAGGACGGGTAGGGAGCACAACAGTATCTGCATCCGCTACCAACTCTTGGTTGCGTAACAAGACGTTAAACCGTAAGGCATAAGCCCCATCAGGGATTGGGTATAAGTCTACTTGAGTATCTCGGTCTACACTGACACCGTTAAAGTTGTAGTAGTAGGGACAGCCTCTTGGAGCATCACTACCTATAAATGCCTTGTTAAACCAAGAGCTAGTCTGGTACTGTAACTCAATGTCCTTAGTGTCATTCCAGACATCTAACACCTTGAAGTTATTCTTTGCACCGTTCAACTCGTAGTTAAAGACATCGGCTTGAGTGTTCAAAGTCAAGGTAGACCGAAGAGCACTCCAGTCCCACGCAGCTTCGACCTGACTCTTTGCTTCATTAACAAAGTCTCCAATCAGGCGAGGATAGCTGTTAACATCACCTACACCCTGCACAGTCCCTGCTTCTGACTCACGCAATCGACGTAAGACCTTATTGACAAGTTCTAAATATGTCATTTGTTTCTTCCTTTGTTGGTATTATACCACAGATTTCTCAATTTGTCAAGCTTATTCGCCATCAAATGCTACAGTTTGTGCTTCTTTATATAGGTCAAACGTGATGATACAACTTTGAGTTGCACCATCTTGTGGTTGAATAACAAAAGAATCCCCTTGTTGCATCACAATAGACCCATTACTAAACTGTAAATAACTATGAGAAGCCATTGGGTACAAGTCAATAATCTTAATCTTGTGGTTAATGTCGTGAGCGTGTTGCCAGTAAGCCGTGGTAGTCTTGTTGTTAGCATCAAGGTTAGAGATGAATAACAAATCCACCTCTGCCTTATACCCCTGTGGGACTACAAAGATTGTATTGGCGACACCCGCTGTGAGTTGTTTACCTACTGAGTGTTTCATTTCTTCTTCTTCTTATTGTTCTTTGAGCGTTGGTTACGCTTTGGTAATTCTCTCATAATCCACCTTTCGTTACAACAAGCCAGATGAAACCAGCTATAATACCTACCCCTGTTATGACAGAGATAATAATTAAGAATCCGTTAATCCAAGCCCACAGCTTTTCTTTACGTTTAATTTCCGCTAACACAATCTCTCTAGCCTCAGCATCACGTTTACGCTTTGCCTCCGCTTGAAACTTTAACCAATCATCCCAAAGCCCTGCTCTACCTTGATAGATGAATAACTCTTGGATAGCCGCCTCATGTTGCTTAATCTGTTCGAGAGCAAAGAAAGCCTCAGAGTCTGACCCTGATTTATTAGCCTTCTTTGCAAGCTCAGACTTAGAGTCAAAGAACTTGAAGATGTGCTGACCCGCTGCCATAATGTCACCACCATTGGCTATAGTCTCCTTAATAACACCAAAGGCAGCGTTGGCTATCGCAAGTTCAGCAAGC